AATCTGTCTCAATCCATCTCTCATAGAAGGTTGATTGTGATTTTTAGCCATAAGATTTAATACTCTTTCAAATCTTGAATTTCTTTGATCATCATTGGGACCAACTTGCTGTAGTCTACCTCCCACATATCATCATCAGTTTCTCCTTGATGAACTACCTCGGGAGCCACACTAACAAGCTCTTGTGCAATCATGCCATATGGTTGGTGAGTACCATCAGACTTCCAATCAAATGAGCGCACCCTAATGCCATCAATATTTCCTGCTGGCGCATCAACGATGTTTTCTTTGAGACGAACATCTGAGGATGTGTTGTATGCAGTAGCAGAGGTGTCAGATGTTATAGATCCAACCACTGACTCATTTCTAAAAAAGCGAATTTGGAGTCTTGAGGAAGTGTCTCCGGTGGTTTGATTGAGCCGTAATGGCCCCTCTGCGGCGGCAGAATTAATATAAAGAGTTCCGGTGGAAGGCGTAAATCCCATGTCAAACGAATTACTAGTGGTAGGCGTTCCTGTTCTGTTTACTAAAAAATCACCGCCACCAGTAATTCGGGCACGCTCCACAGGCGCGGCATCAGATCCCGAATCAGTTGCAAAAGCTAAAACTGCAACACTAGTACCTGATCGCCAAGCGCCAATTTCCATTGTGCTTGAGCCTTCGTTACTTAAATACAACCCAGTTTCCGTGTAGTCCTGAACTGCTGAAGTAAAAACGCAAGAACTGGCTAAAATCTGACCATTGCTTTGAATAGACAACCTGTTGGTGCCTGCGGCATAAAATCTCATTTTATCATTGGCGTTTTCATACTCTATGCGGCCACGCGAATCGCTGTCAGTGTCACCAAAAAATATAGAAGGCGTGCCGCTAGTGCTTGAAACAAGTGAGGCTACAGGGCTAGCACTTGTGTCTTCAATGTCTAATAGCCTGCTAGGACTGCAGCCAATCCCCACGTTACCGGACTCATCGATCCTCATGGCCTCTGCAACGCCAGCACCGCTATTTGCGGCAGTGTTGAAAGTAATCTCGCCGCCACCACCCGAACCTGCGTAGACCACCTCCATTGAGGCCGTAACCCCTGCGCCGGCACTGGAGTCGCTAGCAAAAAACTCAATGCCACCTTGTTGATTTGCGGCGGTTGCTGTTGTGTCTGTATCTGTGATTCTAAGGTAGTTAGCTTTTGCGCCAGCGTTGTTGTTGCCTGACAGCTCTAGCTTCCTGTTGACGGTTGTAGTGCCAATGCCAACCCTGTCATTGCTTGCATCAACAACCAAAGTATCAGTATCAACTGTAAGAGTGGTTGGGTTAGTCCCTACCTCAATTACATTGCCGCTTGCATCTTCTGAATAAAGGCGCTTATTAGTGAGATCCAGCGCCGGTTCGCCCTGAACAAGATCACTTGCCGCTGGTGCGCCTGAACCGTTCTTTAACTTGATCGTTGTCATTAATAAGTACCTCCGTCAACAGTTGACAGTGTTGTAGAAATAGATGTTGTTCCTGAGCCAGTAACTGCCCCAGACAAAGTAATAGTTTGATTGGCAGTTAAAACAGTTGCCCACTGTGTATTAAAATCAGTGCCGTCTATTTTGACTAATGCTTGCCCTGTAGAGCCTCCAGCAGCAACACCGGCACCTGTAGCGCCCGTGGCTCCCGTAGCACCTGTCGCGCCCGTAGCGCCAGTGGCCCCTGTATCGCCTTTGGGAATAGAAAAATTAAACGTAGCAGCACTAGAGCTGCCTGCATTGGTCACAGTTGCAGAGCTTCCTGCCGACCCTGTAGTAACCGTTCCTACTGCAATAGTAGCCGCCGCACCATCGGCACCATCAGAGCCATTTGCTCCAGCAGCACCTGTAGCACCAGTTGGGCCTTGTGCGCCTGTAGCACCTTGTGCGCCAGTAGCGCCAGTTGCACCAGTAGCGCCAGTTGCGCCCGTAGCTCCGGTAGCCCCCGTAGGAAGACCAAATGATATAACCTTTGTTGAACTGTCATAGGATGCAGTTGCAGAGGCTCCTACAGATAACGTAGAAGCAGAAACTCCCAAACTGCTGTTAAAAGTTGTGGCTTCATTCGCAGCCGCAGTTGCACTAGCCGCCGCCGCAGTAGCACTAGCAGCAGCTTCATTTGCTTTTGTAGTAGCAGTCTGGGCGTCAGTGTTTACTTGGGACGCAAACGCATCCGTAGAAGCATCACCTGACCCACCAGTACCGCGAAAGATTGGCATAAACTACTCCAAAAAACACGAAGCAAAAGGAAAGGGGGCCGAAGCCCCCGTCTTAATTAGGCAGATGGTACTGCAAGTACAAAGCCAGCCTCTGGACGATACACCTGGACACCATAAAGGGTATCTGCGGTGTACAGCGTAGAGAGGTATTCTTGCTTGTACTGAGTTTGTGACCGAACGGCCATTTGCTCTGCCATGACAATCGCATCGGTATGGAACAACAATGCTGCACGAGTATCAACACTTGATGCAGTGTTGTCGGCCGCCGCCTCAATAGTCGCGCAGTTTGCTGAAACGTAAACATCTACACCGTAGAGGTTACCAATCAAGCCATTGTTAACTGTTCCGCCAGATACGAAATCTGATGACACATACCGATCAATTCCCATGATCGCATTGCGCGTTGCAGGAGGAATGATCAAGTTACGACCATCCATCGGTACATTGTTGTCATCTAGCTTTTGAATCATGTCACGGAAAAATGCATCCGTGAACGCATCGCCAGCTACCAAAGTATCATCAGTGTACTGAGTAGTAGTGCCATTGTCGTTGAAGAAACAACCAGTATGCTGATAGTCAGTAGGGGCTACTGATCCAGCAAATACCACCGAACCACCATCACCAAAGCCAGTACCACAAGAGTGCAGGTCATTGTCAATCTGCACAGCCAGTGAGTAACCAGCATCTTCAGTGTAGAACTGACGCAATGAAGAAAGAGCCTGCACTTCTACGATGTCTTCAATCAACTTTGAGTATTCAAAGTGACGATTGATTGCAATCTGAAGCTCTGACTCAGTATTGGCGATGATTGTTACCGCAGTATCAGCCGCTTTTGCGTTGGCACTACCACGAGTGGGCTTTGGAATATGAATAACGTCACCCTTCTTGCCATTAAAAGCAATACGCTTAACAAGGGGTGCCATCTTCAGATTCTTTTGATAAGAAGCAATAATCTCATCGGACCAGATTTCTGGTACAAAAGTTGCCGCTTCTGCTAATGCGGTATTACCCGCCGCGCCAGGATAAGTCGCTGTAGCCATGATAAATCTCCTTTAGGCTATTTAACTCGACCCTCCGCGTAGGCTTGTAGAATTTCATCTGACAAAGCATTGTAACGCTCGGGGTCGGTCTTCATAAGTTTAATAATGTCAGCACGACGATAGCGTTTTTTGCTTGACTTCTCTCCTGTACCTCGGGCAGTGCCTGTAGTGGCAGACTTAACCGCATTCTTACGACTTGCACGTTCTGCATTAGCAGTCTGTTGAACTATGCTGCTTCGTTCTTTCCAAAGCGAAAATAACTCATGTGCAGAATCATAATCATATTGCCGGTCTGCATTAACAAACAATTGTGTTCTAACCTTCGATCCCTTAATCCATTCGGCAAACTTAGGATCTTGCAAAATCTCTTCCATGTCAGGATGAGTTGATTTTAACTGAGCAAGAGTGGCCTGTTGTTTGTACTGTTGTGTGTATGCTTCTGCCTCTTTGATCTTGGGATGATTGTCTATAGCCCGATTAACAGCATTTTGGGGGTCAACAAAAAAATCAGTATCATCTGAATTGCTATCTTCCTGCTGTTCTTGTGGTGCTTGTTTGTTGTTGAGTTCTGTTTGAATATATGTATCAACTAACTTTCGCAGTTCTCCCACTTCCGTACTCTGTTTGCCTGAAAACTTCTCAAGCTCTTGGTTCATCTGTACTAATTCTTGCACAGACTTGCCACGATACTTTTCTGGAATATCAGGTTCTTCAGGCTGCTCCATTTCTGGAACCTCAAGTAATTCCTGTTGATCTTCCTGCGAGACGTTAGATTCTTCTACATCTAAACGCTCATCAATAATTGTCGCTCTTGACATTATGTAAACCTATTCCGCCTAACGGTTATGGAATCATTGGGCTTGACTCTCCTTTTGGCGAGCTTCCCGTCCTTTTCGTCCTGCTTCTTCGTGTTCTCGTACCCATTTCATGTGCCTGCCTGGAAAATCCCCAGAAGACCCATCCAGCACGAAATTTGACGCTGAAGCAATCTTTGTAGCTAAAGCACCACATTTGCACCTACTAACCGTGGTTGCGCTCGCTACTAACTCTTCAAATATATGACCGTTTTCACAACGAAAGTCAAATATCTTGTACATCTTCTTTTTGCAACTCTTCAAAATTGTTGTTTACAGTAGACTCAAGGTTTAATAAATACGCCAAAATATTTAGCTGTCCTTTACGAATATACAAATCATTAGAGTCTTTTGTAGCTTCAACACTATTAATTGCTAAGGCATTTTGCCTAAGCTCTTCGATTAACTGCTTCCACCCATCGGCGGTAAACAGGTCGAAATACCTGTTGTAATAATCTTCAGTTTCTTTATCAATAGAGGCCATAAGGTTATCTCTTTCCTAGTTCTATTTTTTCTTTGCAGGTTTTCGCCTCCTCCCTGAAGCTGTTACCGCATACTTAATTGCTTTTGGTCCTGTCTTCTTCCGCTTGGCCGCATCCTTTTCGGCTTTGCTCATCTTTGCAGCTACGGCTTTTGGCCTACAAGCCGGATAAGGGCGCTTAGATCCTTTTGCTTTTTTACGACCACATTTTTTGCCAGTCTTAATATCGACCCATTCTTCTTTAAACCATTTTGTTAAGCCGCCCTTTGGCTTAGGCATAAGTGCCACCACGTTTTTTGTATTCCCGCACCAGCCACGCATTGGCGTAGGCACTGGGATATACGTCAAACTTTTTCTTGGCCGCAGCCTTTACCCTAGAGTAAAGAGCCTTATTCTTTACGTTATCAGGTATAGAGCTTTTTTTTGCCTTAGACTTTGCTTTAGATTTTTTTTGTGGCACGTTTTTTTAACCTCTTAAAGTCAGCGCCAGTAATCTTATCCTTTGGGGAAGCAACCTTTGCCAGCTTCTTTTGTTTGGCAGAATATTTAGTTTTAGGCATTAATAACCTACCATTTTAGGTTTACGTGATGTACTCGCTTTCTTTTTTTTCTTCTTTTTAGGTGAGGGTTTTGCTGAAGCTTTAGGTCTACCTGGTCTGCTGTACGTTCCTGGCCCCATTGGCATAATAATCTCCTTACTTTTTCCCATTTTGAGCATCAGCTCTTGCTTGTGCTCGCTTTGAAAGATCCTTGTAATGGAACAATCTTACAGATGTTTTGCCATGAGTTTTGCCAGTATGCAAAGTGCCATTTGGCATTTTATGGGTATTCCCTGTATACAAGGTTCCATCACGCTTGTAATGCTTTACACCTTTTGCCATATCACCATTTCCTGCAAGACCAATATCTTGCTGTTAGCTTGTCTGGAGGATTTGTATCACATTTATGTCTAGCACGAAAAGACTTCTTGCGGTCAGGCTGATCTTTTTTGATGGACATGTTGGGATCGCCAAATCGAATAAGTTTTACTTCCTTGCCTTTCTTAGCCAACACAGCACTTTTCTTTGACTTTCCTGGGGTGTTTTTAGGCTTGTTGTAGCCTGAAAAGGTTTCACCTCTGTATTTCAAACGGCCTGAAGGCAGTTTTTTAACATCCTTGGTAGTAGCCATATTAATTAAACTTCCATGCCTATTCGCGGTCTGGCTTAGGGGAGTTTTTTAACTCGCCAATTCTTTGTTTTCTTCAACATTCTCTTCAACCTGCTGCACACGCTTGGGCCTGCCTGGACGCCTTTTGATTTTTTTCTCTTCAGCATCAAACCTCTGTTCTAGTAGGTCCAGCTTGGCCTTCAGTTCTTTCAAGCTGTCGGACTGCTCTTTGAACGCCAAGTTCACTTGGCTCAAGAGATTGTTGATTTCGGTTTGTGTCATTAGCATTTGGTATCTTTCCTTCCAGTTCACGTTCTTTCAAGAGCCTGTCAGCTATTTTTAACCTACGCTCAAACTCTTTATCGTCAGCATCGCCTTCTTTCATGTTTTTGGTCACTGCATTAATCCTGTCAATTTGTAACTCTTCAGGAGCGATCTGGGCTTCGATAGCCAGCTTGGCTGCTCTAGCCTGCGATTCTGCCGCCTGCCCATTCAATGCGTTTGCTTGACTTTGCTGAAGCTCCAACTGTGATTGTTGCGCCATTGACGCCATCTGCTGCGCCTGCGGATTTGGCTGAGAAGCCTGCTGCATGGTCGCAATAATCTCTTCTCTGTTGCTAAGGTTCATGTTGTCAATAATGCTCTGAATCAAAATAGGATAAACTGGGCTATCTTGCTTCATTGTTTGCAACAATTGAACAAGCTGAGTAACCTCATACTCTCTAGCAATAATTCCAAGGGTGCTGGTAGCTATAAACTTATAATCTGCAACCGGATAGTTATCAGGATCAAACTGCATATACCGATGTGCTGCTTTTGTTACAAAGGGCAATAGAAAAGACTGCTGGAAATTAATAAGAGTACGCTTATGGCGCTTGATAATAGCGC